CTGACCGGCCGCGAGATCACCGCCGACGCGCTCTATGCCTACACGGCGCCGTCCAAGCCCGAGCACGACATAAGCCTGGTGCGTTTCATCGCCTTCGTGCGGGTGACCGGCGCCACTTGGCTCTGGGACGAGCTGGTCGAGGACGAGGGCCTGATCGTCATGGAGGGCCGCGAGGCGCATCTCGCCCAGCTCGGCCATCTCGAACAGGAGCGCCAGCGCATCGAAGAGCAGACGCGGGCGCTGCGGCGCGAATTGCGCGACCGGCCGGTGGCCGTGGTCCGTCGGGGGAGCCGCTGATGCGCGAGTGGTTCACCCTGGCCGAAGCTCTTGCTGTCAATTCACCTTCATTGCCCACAGATGCGCGTGCCTTGGGCCGCAAGGTCGAACGCGAAGGCTGGCGCAGCAATCCCAACCGCGCCCGCCGTCGCGACGGCCAGGGCGGCGGCTACGAGTATCACCTTTCGCTCTTTCCCGCCGACGTGCAGGCGCGCCTGATCGCCCGCGAGCTGCCGATGCCGGACGACGCGGCCGAGCCGCGCGCCAACGCGCTGTGGGACCGCTTCGCCAAGCTGCCCGACAAGGCCAAGAAGGAAGCGCGCGAGCGCCTCGCGGTGGTCGACCGTGTCGATCTCCTCTCGCGCGGCATGACGCGCCAGGTCGCCGTTGCGCTGGTCGCCAAGGAAGCGGATGTCGCAACCTCGACGGTGTGGGGCTGGCTGCGCCTCGCCGGCGACGTGCACACGAGCGACCGCCTCGCCGCTCTGGCGCCGCGCCACGCTGGCCGCACCGTGACGGCGCCGTGCGATCCACGCGCCTTTGACTTCATCACCGCCGATTATCTTCGGCCCGAATGCCCGTCTTTCGAGGCGTGCGACCGGCGCATGCGCGATGCCGCCGCCGTCAACGAATGGGGGCCGCTGCCGTCCTCGAAGACGCTTCGACGCCGCCTCGAAAAGGAATTCCCGCGCGCCGTGCGTACCTTGATGCGCCGCGGCGCCGAGGCGGCCGCGCGCACCTATCCGCACCAGACGCGCGACCGGTCCGTGTTCCGGGCCATGGAGGCGATCAACGCCGACGGCCACAAGTTCGACGTCTTCATCAAATGGCCGGACGGCGAGGTGGGGCGTGTGATCCTGGTCGCAATCCAGGACCTCTATTCGGGCCTGGTCGTCGGCTGGCGTCTCGACCGCTCGGAAAATTGGAGCGCGGTGCGGCTCGCCTTCCGCGACGCCATCGAGAGTTTTGGAATTCCCGAGCACGCCTGGCTCGACAACGGTCGCGCCTTCGCCAGCAAGTGGATCAGCGGGCGCATGAAGACGCGCTACCGCTTCAAGGTGCGCGAGGACGAGCCGCAAGGCATCCTCACCGCCCTCGGCATCCAGGTGCACTGGGCGACGCCCTATCACGGCCAAGCGAAGCCGATCGAGCGCGCCTTCCGTGACCTGTGCGAGGACATCGCTAAGCACCCGGCGTGCGCCGGCGCCTATACGGGCAACAAGCCCGAGGCCAAGCCGGACAATTACGGCTCCAAGGCGATCCCGTTCGAGGAGTTCGAAGCCCTCGTCGCCCAGGAGATCGCCCGCCATAACGCACGGCCCGGCCGGCGCACGCTCACCGCCAAGGGGAGGAGCTTCGCCGAGACTTTCCGAGCGAGCTACGAACACCCCTCGACGATCGTCAAGAAGGCCTCGCCGGTCCAGCTGCACGACCTGCTGATGGCCGCCGAGGCCGTCACCGCGCGCAAACCCGACGGCAGCGTGCATCTGGGCGACAACCGCTACTGGACCGAGGCGCTGGTCGACCAGATCGGCAAGAAGGTGGTGGTCCGCTTCGACCCGCAGGACCTCATCGCGCCGGTCGCGATCTACACGCTCGACGGCCGCTATGTCGGCCAGGCCGAATGCGTCGAGGCGACCGGCTTCAACGACATGGACGCCGCCCGCGCCCATACGCGCCGCCGCAACGCCTACCTCAAGGCCCTGCGCGAGATGCGCGACCTCCAGGTCGCCATGTCGGTCGACGAGATCGCCCGCCTGTTGCCCAAACCCGAGCCGCCGACACCGCCGGCCTCACCGCGCGTCATCAAGCTGGTCGCCAACGCGGCCCGGCCGGTGCCGCAGGCCGAGTGGAGCGAGGAAGCCTCCGACGCTTTCGGACGCGCGGCACGCCTTCTGGACAGCGGTGTCATTCCGTTCGCCCGCGAATAACGACCGCGCCGCGTACGCGCGGCGCCGCACTGCAACCGATCAACGGGGAGCCTACTTGCCATGAACGCGACTGCCGAAACGATTCAAGCCCAGCCTGCCGAGCCCGGTTGGCGTCCGCCGCAGGAGCGGCCGGCTAATCTCAGAGTCCACGACATGGCGGACTGGGAGAACGCGACCGACCAGGTGCGCAAGCTCGCGGTCGCGCAAGGCCTCACCAAATCCGAAGTTGCCCGCCGCGCCGACATCCCCATGGGCACGTTCAGCCCCTGGTACGAGGGCAAGTACACCGGCAACATCGCCGCCGTCACCGTGCGGGTGAAGAAGTGGATCGATGCGGCCGAGGAACGCGTGCGCGTCGCCCGCGACGTGCGCGAACCCGGCTTCGTGATGACCCGGACCGCGAGCGAGGTCATCGACACGCTGATCTACGCCCAGGCGCTGCCGGAAATGTGCGTCATCACCCTGGGCGCCGGCATGGGCAAGACGATGACGGCGCAGCACTTCTGCGACACGCGCCCGCACGCCTATCTCGCCACCATGCGGCCCACGACCAAGCGTATCTACGGCATGCTCGTCGAGCTCTCGCTCGCCCTCAACATCCCGTTTGAATACAACACCGCCCGCATCGACCGCGCCATCGGCGAGCGGCTCAAGCGCAACGGCAAGCAGACCCTGCTGATCGTCGACGAGGCGCAAAACCTCGAAGACGACTCGGTCAACCAGCTGCGCTTCTACCTGGACGAATACGGCTGCGGCATCGCGCTCCTCGGCAACGAGGAACTGTACGGCCGCTGGGGCGGTTCGGCGCCGAAGCCAGCTTACGCCCAACTCCACAGCCGCATGGGCAAGCGATTGAAGCGCCTGCAGCCCCTGCAGGCCGATATCGACGCCCTGGTTGAAGCCTGGGCCATCGACGACAAGGACGTGGTGGCCTTCGCGCGCGCGCTCGGCAGGAAGCCCGGCGCGCTGCGCCAGATCTCCAAGACGCTGACGCTGGCCCACATGATCGCCGCCGGCGCCAATCAGCCCATCGGCATCGACCACGTGCGCGCCGCCTGGCTCAACCGTGGCGGCGAAGATCTGCGCGCGGTCGCCTGAGGAGGGATGGATGAACCAGGCGATCCGAAAATTGACCAAAGAGCCCGAGATCGAGCCGGCCGCGCTTCCGTGCCCGTTCTGTGGTGCCCCTGCCACCATCGAGTATTGGCACGGTGGTCGCCCGACCAAGCGAATGATCGCTTGTAGCAACCGCGCCGGCCTCCTTCGTTCCCCGCCCGGCGCGACCTGCGAGGTCAGCCCCTGCGTTACCGGCGAGACCCGCCGCGAAGCGCTGGCGCACTGGAACCAGCGAGCCTGAAAGGAAACACAACATGCCTGTCAGTCACGACCTCATCTCGCTGCGGGTGTGGATCGACTCCATGCGGGCGGCGCCCGATGCCGGCGCACAGTTCGAGCGTGCCGCCGACGCCCTCTCCAGGCTTCTGGGCGACACCATCGACAAGGCCGACGCGCTGGAGCGCGCCACGGTCCTGCAGGCGACGCTTCTGACCAAGGCAGTGTTCGCCGACCCGGGCGTCGTCCGGCTGCCGGCGATCCCGCGCCACGTGCCGCTGCAGGGTGGAGACCTCGCATGAACGAGGCCACCGCCGCCACCCTCGCCGACCATGTCGCCGCCGTCGACGTCCTCGCCGTCGTCGACACCATCCTGACCCGCCCGCGCCACGGCTCCATGTCGGCCTCGCTCGCCGCCATCGTGGCCATGGCGGAACGCATCCGCGATCTCGACGCCATCGCGGCCGGCACCGCCGAGTTGCTCGGCCGCCTCCAACCGACACGTGACAATCCCGACTTCCTCATTGTCCGCCACCGCCCCGTTATCGATGGCCTCACGGGCGCCCTTACGGCGCTCGGCTACATCCAGCCTGAACCTCAGCCCCGCATCAAAGGAGACGACACATGAACCAACCCACCACCACTGTGGTGTCGCGCGACGCGCCGCGTCACGGCACCACCGACTGGTCCAAGGTCGACGCCCTCACGGACGCTGACATCACCGCCGCCGTCGCCGCCGATCCCGACGCTGTGCCGCTGCCGCCCGACGACGGCGTCATCGAGGTCGGCGGCGGGCGCTACATGCGCGACGGCGCCAGCCGGCTGGTGCCGCTCGCGACCGTCAAGGCCCAGCACGCCCTTGAGGACCAGACGGTGCGCAAGATCATCGCTTTCGCGATCGACCTCTCCGCGCAGATCGCCCGCTTCCGCGGCCACACCTTCGACGACGTGACGAGCTTCGTCGAACTCCTCGCCGAGCAGTACGGCGACCACCGCGGCGGCGCCAAGGGCAACATCACGCTCACATCTTACGACAACTGCCTCAAGGTCGTGGTGCAGGCCCAGGACCAGATCACGTTCGGGGCCGAGCTGCAGGTCGCCAAGACCCTCGTCGACGCCTGCATCACGGAATGGGCGGAAGGTGCTGCGCCCAATCTGCGCGCGCTGGTCGAGCACGCCTTCCAGGTCGACAAGGAAGGCCGCATCAATCGCTCGGCCCTGTTCCAACTGCGCCGCCTCGACATCGTCGACGCGCAATGGAAGGCCGCCATGCAGGCGATCGCCGACGCGGTGCGCGTCGTCGGCTCCAAGGAATACGTGCGCTTCTACCGGCGCAAGGACCATCGCGCCCGCTGGGAGCCCATCACCATCGACCTGGCGCAGGCCGGCGGAGGTGCGTCGTGAGCGAGGCGATCGACGGCGCCGCGGTGCGCCATGCGAGCTGCGCGGTCGCCGCCAATACGGTGACGATCACGCTCATCTGCGCGACGGCGCCGGCCGCGCGTAACCTCTTCCGCCAGGTCGGCCCGGCGGTCGAGCAAGGCGCGCTGGCGCTGGCGCTGCCCGAGATCACAGGCGAACGGGGGCGGCCGTGACCGCGCCCGCCGCCACCTGGCCGGACGAACGCCGGGCCGCGCAGGCGGCGCGCATGCGCGCCCGCAATGCCGACCCGGCGTTCCGGGCCCGCAAGGCCACCGGGATTTCCCGGTACTTCGCCGCCGGCCGGCCGCGGCCGTTGCCTATCCCGCGCCATGTCCACCCGCTCGTGCGCCGCCTGTTCGAGATTATCAACGAAGAGAAGTCGTCTCTGCAGACGATCGCGACGCGCGCCGGCATTAGTCGCGAGACGATCGCCTTCTGGCGTTCCCGCCATATGCCGGTCATCGACACGTTCGAAGCGGTTTTGAACGCGCTCGATTACGAGCTCGTGATCCGGCCGCGCGGAGCCAGCTCTTCCAGACGTACACGATGGAACGACGAACGCGAGGCTCTGCTGACGGCGTACTGGAACGATGGCCTTTCGTCGGCGGAGATCGCGCGCCGCCTCGGCGGCATCACACCGGGCGCAGTCTATGACAAGGCGAGCCACCTCCGTCTCGGTCAACGCAGCAAAGCTGGGAGGAAGCCCCGATGACGCCCGAAGCCCTCCGCATCACGCCATCGCAAATGCAGACTTACGAGCAGATCAAGGCCTTCATGGTCGAGCACGGGCGCGCGCCGACATTCGGCGAACTCGCTGAGCGGCTCGGGCTCAAGCACCGGAGCGCTGTGGTCGGACGGCTCGCCAGCCTGCGCGCCCGCGGCGTGGTCGAATGGGACCACCGCCGCGCCTGCTCGATCCGGCTCCTCGACCAGCCCACCGGCGCCTACGTGCTTCCGAACGACCTTCAAAGGCGCCTGGAGGACTATTGCGGTGCCCATGACGAGGACCTCCTCTCAGTCGTGGTCGACGCCGTCGCGCTCCATCTGGATGCAGTGGAGAAAGCTCCATGATCGCCGCCTCGCGGAGCCAGATCGGCGCCATCCATGCGATCGCCGCCAAGGCCGGCCTCGACGACGACACGCGGCGCGACGTCATCGAGCGCGAGACCGGCAAGCGCTCGGCCGCCGAGCTGACGCTGGTCGAGGCTGGCCGCGTCATCGAACACCTCAAGGGCCTGGCGCCGGCCGCGACCGCCAAGGGCGCGGTGCGCCTCGACGGCCCCTATGCGGGCAAGCTGCGGGCTTTGTGGATCTCGGCGTGGCTCCTCGGCGTCGTGCGCGAGCGCGCCGACAAGGCGCTGCTCGCCTTCGTGGAGCGGCAGACCGGGCTGTCCCATACGCGCTGGTTGCGCGAACCAGTCGAAGGCGCCAAGGCGATCGAGGGCTTGAAGAAGTGGATCGCCCGCGAGGCCGGGGTCGAATGGCCCTCGGGCCGCAAGGCCGACATCGGCGACGTCAAGCTGGCTGTGATCGCCGCCCAGCACCGCCGTCTCGCCGAGCTGGGACAGCCGGCTCAGCCGGCGCTCAACCATGATGCACTCGACGACGAGATGCAGGTGCTCGGCCGCCGGCTGCGCCAGGTCATGAAGCAGGGGGCTATTCCATGATCGTCGACGTGACCGCAGTCGCGCTCTTCGTGTGCTGTCACTACGAGTCTGGCAGCTCACGTCTGGTCGATCATCTGCATATCGGGTTCTTGGACCGAACCGGCAGGGAGGTCGCGCGCGCCGTCGTGGAGCCTCGTACCTTCCGCCGCATCGAACGGGACTGCGGGCTCGTCGCGGCCGCGCGAGCCTGGGGCGGGATGGCGATCACGCATGAACTCGGCGACCGTACCTGCGCCAGGGCCGACGTGCAAGATGTCCGCACCGCCGGTGCCATCCGCCTGACCGCCTGCGTTCGCGATCACATTCACATCGAACTGCTTGGGCGTCGCGGCGAACCCTTCGCCAATGCCGTCCTCGAATTTTCGTCTTCGAGCCGCTTCTTCGACAGCAACGCCATCATGGATGCGGTGCGGGCCGGGCCCGTGTCTGTGCCAGCCTGCGAGATCGCCGCATGAGCATCGAACGTATCCCCGAGGTCGACTTCGCCCGCCTCGCTTTCGAGCTGCGCGTCTATGCCCGGCGCGAGGCCGGTTCAAACGAAGACTTCGAGCTCTTCATCGCCGGCCTGGAAAAGCCCTCGGAGGGCCTTAAACGCACGCTCGCTGACTTGCGCCAGAGCGCCGAGCTCATCGGCCAAGCATCGGTCTGGTTCTCCATCCTGTCACGCCACGAGGCCGCGGTGCGGGCGCTCGTAGCCTCGCTCACCACTCCGGAGAAGGGCACATGAGCGTGACACTCGGACGCGAACTATTCCCCGACTCCGTGCTCACCGATCCCTGGGCGCAGGTGATGACGCAATTCGCCATCCGTGCCGCGGCGCTGCCGCTGCAGAACCGCTCCGCCAAGGGACTGATCGCCGACTGGACCTTCGAGCTGAAGAATCTGCGCAAGCAGAAGCCATAGGGGTTCGACATGAGCTGGAACGACGAGCGCGTCGAGATGCTGAAGCGGCTTTGGACCGACGGCCTGTCGGCGTCGCAGATCGCGTGCGAGCTGGGCGGGGTGACGCGGAATAGCGTCATCAGCAAGGTCCACCGCCTCGGCTTGGAAGGCCGTAAGCCCAGGGTCGCTGCATCGCCGCGACCGAAAAAGCCGCGGCGTTTGGATGGACGGCGCGCCGCCCGGT